ATGCTATTTGAAACGGGAATGGATCTCGAAGAGCTTCGTTCCGTGCGGGAGGAAATCATGAGTCACTCGCAAGCGTACAACACGGTGAAGGGATACCGTTCTTCCTGGCGTATGTTCGTTCAGTGGTGCGAGAGCGCGGGCCGGCAGTCTCTGCCTGCCTCCGAAGACACTGTATCGTTGTTCGCCGCGTGGGCCACCAAGAAGCGCAAACCAGAGCCCTACGCTCTGACCCATGTGAAGCACATTTGCTCGGCGATCCAGGATCGCCATCGTGGGGCTGCACTGCCAAACCCCATCACGGATTTGGTGCGTGAAACGCTCGCGGGTATCGCGCGTTCCACCGATCAGGACTCGGAAGCGAAAGACGCGCTGACCCCCGCGCAACTGAAAGCGGCGGTGGCCGCGCTAGGCGACGGACCGGTGGGTATTCGTGATCGCGCCATCCTGCTCGTCGGCTTCACGAGCGGCTGGCGCTCTTGCGAGCTCGCCGGCCTGAACTTGCAGGACGTACGCTTCGGCGAAGCGTGCATGACCTTCCATCTGCGGCGCTCGAAAACCGACCAGCTCGGCAAAGGGCGCAAAGTCAAAATTCCGCGGCTGCCGCAGAATTCGCTGTGTCCCGTCGCCGCTCTAGAAGCGTGGATTCTGGTGCGCGGACGGCTAGCGGGGCCGCTCTTCCAGCCCTTTCGCGGCAGCCGGCAGACGCCGGAAGATCGCGCCATTTGTTCTGAGCTGGTCTGCGATGTCGTGCAACGCACGTTGCGCAAAGCCGGCATTGATCCGGATCGCTACGGCGCGCATTCGCTACGGTCCGGTATGGTGACCGCTGCCACCGAGAACGGCGCGGACCTGATTGCCATCATCGAACGCACAGGCCAGAAACGTTTAGAGACGGTGGCTCGTTACGTGCGTTCGCCGGGCGGCTTCAATCGCGATCCATTGGCGGGCGTGCTGTAAGCTGGCTTTCTATGAAAGGCATGTCTAGCGGAAGCGACATCGGCGAACTGGTGAAGAGAACAGCGGTCGGCACTGAGTATTGCCCCGGTTACGTCATCGTGGAATGCAGCGAACCGGAATTCGAAACTTACTTAAGTGAGTGGTACGTGCTTTGGACCGCGTGCAAGGTTGACCGCGTAGTACCAAGCGACGTTGCCGGTTCGCCGAAAAGCGGTTAGACTGTGCAAGGGTCGGCCCTCGTTTGCAAGAAAACCCGCCCTGAGTGCCGGGGACTCGGATCTACCCCAAGTCCCCCGGTACTGCAACTAAACTCAGTTGCACACATCCAACCAATTGTAGGAAACTCTCTTTAGATGAGCCAGCAAGCAAAGCTGCTCGAACGTTTGAAGAGAAAGCCCAAGGATTTCACGTGGGGCGAGTTGGAGACGGTATTGGAAGGGTTCGGCTACCAACAGGAAAGAGGCAGCGGCTCGCGCCGCAAGTTCATCCACCCGGAGACGGGCGCGATGATCAGTCTGCATGAGCCTCACCCGCGCAAGGTGCTGAAGGCCTACCAAATCAGGGATGTGGTCGATCACCTCAGAGAGGAAGGTTACCTGTGAGCGATTTGATGGAGTACAACGGCTATGTCGGATCGGTGAGCTATAGCGATCCGGACGAGGTCTTTCACGGAAAGCTCGAAGGCATCCGCGACCTGGTGACCTACGAGGGCACCGATGTCGGCGGGGTGAAGGCCGCATTTCAGGAGGCGGTCGACGATTACCTCGCCACTTGCCGGCGGAAGAAGAAGGAGCCCAACGCTCCATTCAAGGGCACTTTCAACGTGCGGGTTGGTCCCGAACTGCATCGGCGGGCGGCCTCTTTCGCCGCCGAGCATAAAAAAAAACTGAACTCGGTGGTCAGCGAAGCCCTGGAGAAGTATCTCGACAAATCGCGCCAGTAGCCGCGCCAGGGCGTACAGTGGTGCATATGGCAACCACCACCAAAATCCCCGCCACCAGGGTCAACGCCGGCCCTCTCAACAAAACCGCCCTGCCGTCGAGCACGGGTCAGATGACGACGGAAGACCGTAAGCTTTTGCAGTACGTGCGCACCTGTGCGCCGCGCATTGTCGCCGCGCTCGTGACGCAATCTTCGGATGCCGGCGGCTCGCGCGACTGGACGGAGATGAACGAGTATCTGACGATCGCGAACACCTTCGCGAATCTCGTCGGTCTCGCGCAGATCGAGGCCACGCCGGGGCCCGGCACGCATCCGGCCGGCGCGGCGGCGGCACGCGCCTAGCGAAAGTCTCCGGCCCAAAGGTAACCAAAAACCGCCCGTCGAAGATCGCATCTTCGGCGGGCGGTTTTTTGCTTTGGGTCCTCGTCCTGTCTCTCTCATTCTACTTGCGGATCAAGCTCGTCCTGCTCGTCAGCCTGCAGCCCCACGCCGCCGGATCGATCTCGTCGTCCTCCGCCAGAGCCTTCTTGATGGCGACTTTATCCGGCTCCGGAGGCGGCGTCTTCGGCTGCCGCAAATACTCAGCCGGGATCTTCGTTTCATCGGTCACTTCGAGCGCGGCGGCGGCCTGCTGCGCGCGGAAATTGCAGCGAATCCCGGCAACTTGCGTGAGTCCGGCCTCGTGCATGAGTGTGAGCGCCTTGTCTTCGATGCGCTCGATCCGCGCGGCTGTGGCGTTCTTCTGTTTCGTCAGCCGCTTGATTTCGGCGGCGAGCGAAGACTGGCGCAGTTCGAGACGGTCGAGTACTCCGTTGGTCCGTTCGACTACGTTCTTGAGGCGCGCTTGGGCTTGCGCTTCAGTGGCGGCGGCCGCCTTACGTTCCGCCGCTCCTTTGGTTTCCGGCGGCCGCACGAGTGTCAGGTTCGCGTAGAGGGCCTTGTTCTTGATGCCATGGACGGGCTTGAGATGCGGCAGGGTTGCCATGGTTAGTCACCTTCTCCCAGGCGGCAGGCGTCGCACATCGTCGTCTCGCCGCACGAGCAGCGATCCGCATCGAAGTGCGCCGAGTGTTCGTTGCAGGCATAGGCGTCGCAGGCATCGCACACGCGCGTAGCCGGTTCGCCGCAGTCAGGCGCGTAGCAGAAGTGCAGCTTTTTGACTGCGTTGTAGAGCACCGTCAGCGTGGTCAGCGTTTCGCTCGCATCAACGCGACGCCCCACGCGATCGCGGAATTCCTCATTGTGCAGGCCGAGGTCTTTGAGATTAGCGTGCGCCTGATCGAGCAAGTCCAAGGCTTGCCCGATCCACGTCTGCGCTTCGCTCAGCTTGACGTCGTTCTTGGTCGGTGCGGACATCGTGAACTCCATTAGTTCCCCCTGCTTTGTTTATTGCGTTCGATGAAGAGTGATGTTCCAGTGGCGCGCACGTCTTCCCAGGTGGGCGGGTCGATCTCGATCCCTCGCGCGCGCAATTGTTCGTAAGCGTTCTGATTGGCTTGGTAGCCGACGATCAGGCAGCGCGTCATGAGGTCCACCATAGGGTGGCTGGTGGGCACTGTCTGCGCCGTGGGAGGTGCGGCCAGCCGAGGCGCTTCCTGCGCGCGGGGTGCCAGCATCCGAATCGGTTGCGCGACGGGTTGCGGCGCCGCATCCTGCGGACGCTCGTGCAGCACTGGCACCGGAAGATGCGCGTCGGAAACCAGGCGCACCCGATACACCGGCACTTCCCCGTTGGTGCCGGTCTTCAACACCTGGATCTCGTCGCCGGGCTGGGCGCCGCTGGCCGCGATCGCGTTGCCATAGGCGCGTGGCAAGTAGAGATCGCTCGGCACGCCCTCGTTGATTACCTTGAAGCGTGTCTCATCGCCGGTCAACGAAGAGTGTGCCTGTGTGCCGCGCACATCCTCCACCCTCAGAATCTTCGGTACGCCCGCATAAAGCCGGATCTTCTCGCGTTTAATCATTTCGTTTCTCCTCTTTTGGTACAAGTAGAAGCGGCTGAGCCGCTTTCGTTTCGTCGTTTGGTTTCGTCTACTGAGGGGCCGCTCACGCGACCTCCCGCTCTTCGCTCTTCGCCGTCTCCGTCCGCACGCCGATCTTCATACGATCCCGCAGACAGCGCGGGCACAGGTAAATCGAACCGAGTTCGTCCGCTTCGACCAGCTCGGCGTGATCGTCGAGCAAGTCGACGATGTGCGACTCGCAGAAATCTTCCTCGCAGTCGGCGCAGATCCATAGCTCGGTTTGGTCGTCTGTCCGCGTGCCGCAGGCCTTGGCGGCGCATTCGTAAATCGGCGCAAACTCGTGGCCGAAGCGGCGGCAGGCCGGGTTCGTTTTGCCGTCGCGCGAATCGGCGACGTGCGCGCAGTCGATACAGCTCATCTTTTGCATTCCGTTTTCTCCCACTCGTTTCATCGGCGCTTTTTTCGCTCGTTCGCCGTTCGGGCTTCACCGGGGGAGATCTCTACTCCCTGGCCTGGTCCGCTTTCCTTGCGTACTTTTCGGAGGCTCCAGGATCCGCAGGTTTTGAGATCTTCTCGGTTTGCGCTTCGTTCTTACAGTTACTATTATGCGTCCTACCGCTAGATATGTCAAGCCGATTTATACAAAAACTACCGCTAGGACGCTATAATATTTTCATGGATAAAGATCCGGCAGCCGTAGCGCTTGGAAAAAAACGATGGAAGGGGAAAACCAAGGCGGAGAAAACCGCGCACGCCCTCATGATGAACGAGGAACGTTCTTCTAAGATGCCCCCCGAAGAGCGCAAGGCTTCGGCGCAGAAAGCGGCCCGCGCGCGTTGGGGACCGCCGAAGAAGAAAGCGGCGAAGAAAACCGGAGGAAAGAAGAGTGGCTGAAGGCAACGGCAGCGAGCGCGATGCGCGTCTGAACCGCATCGAGCAAGAGCATGACGAGTTTCGGCGGGACATGAAGAACCTGCTGATAGCCCAAGTGATCCAGAAAAGCGAGATCGACGATTTGCTCAAACTGACGCGCGAGCAAACCAGGCAGCTTGAATTGGAGTCAACCGCGCGGCGGGAGAAGGACGAGGCGCTGGACGCCCGTGTCGACAAGCTGGTGTCGTCAATCGGCGAACTGATCTCGCGCATTCCGCCGGAGAACTTGCGAGGCCAGCCATAGCCGTTCCATGCCGGGAATAGAGCTAATCCGAACACTCCTCGAACAAGCGAGCGTGCGTGCTTCCCGCTCAAACGCACTACACTCATTAGGTTGGCTGATTGCGTTGGTGTTGGCCGGTGCGGTTGGATCTTTCGCCGAACACGCTCCAGCCTGGTTCACGATAATCCTCGCCGTCGTCCTTCTATCCGCGGTCGCCGCTTATCTGGGCGCCTATTTATACTTACTGAAGGTTGATCGGGACGCCCTGCGAAGTGAGCGCTTTACCCTGTCGAAGATGGCCATTGAAAAGAGTGTGACCGGTGATGATGTGGCGGGGTTCCTCACCGAAGAGAGCAAAGCGCTACTGCCGCCATCATCCAAGACGGACTCCGAGAGGAAGCCCTGATGCCCCAACGATTTGTCATCTGCACTGACTCAGGCGGGGGTGAAGGCTACGCCGCAACGACGCGCGAGCGTAATAAAATCACACGTCTGCTTCAGTCTAAGGGGTGGCGCATTTGGCACTGGTTTGAGGACGTGTGGTTAGTGGTCAATCCGAGCGAAGAGCGCTATTCTACCGACCAACTACAGCTGGAGTTGCGGACTCAATTCATTGATGATCGTTACGTTCTGATCCTGGAAGTGACGGCGGGCGAGTATTCCGGATTCGGACCGAAGAAGGCTTGGCCTTGGATGCGGAAAAATTGGGACGACGATATGCCGGCGTGAAAAAACTTCTCGCGCGAGCCGAATCGCGAAAACGCCCCCAATGTCTGCAGCGCGTCCACCGAATGCCTGCGAAGCTCGAAGGAGACGTCGTCACGTTTCACACCTTACGAAGTACGGAATAGTACATCAGGCCGGCCCTCAGAACGTCCAGAGCGCGGCCGAGTAACAGAACTGCTATCCCTTTGTCCTTTGCTGCTTGACGCTGCACAATTGAGTTGCGCAAGCAGAACGGAAAAGAAGAGGGAAACCATATGGGATTCATTACGCCGCCGGAAGGCTGGGAGTCGCAGAGGCCTCCCTTTAGAGGTTCGGCGGCGCCTGAGCAGCAAATAGTGCCGCAGCCGGCAGCAGCTCCTTATCGCCAGGAGCAACCATCGCCGCTCTACTCTCACGATCCGGCGACCGCCTACCGATATAGCCAGTCGTTCATCAACGATCTGCGAAACATGGGCGGCCGCGCAGCGGGCGGTCTGACCTTCGGCACGGTGTTCGGAGCTACCAGCGGCTTTTTGATGGCGCGATACCTGATGACTCTGCTCAAGGTCGGCGTGGGGATCGCCGTCCTTGTGGGGTTTGGTTTGCTGGCCAGCTTGGGGCAATCCAGTTCGTCTAACGCGGCCCCAACATCTGATCCCGCCTCGATTCAAGAACCCGTTGCCATTCGCGCGGATGATCCACCGCCAGCGGCCGCTACGCCGATAGCGCTCGCACCTGCACCGGAGGAGACATCACCCTCCGCGGCTCCGGAAGCATCCGCAGCGCCTGCCCAATTGACCGCTCTCCCATATGAGAGACAGACTGGCACGGCAGCCGGTCCGGAAAATTCAGCCGCACCCGTTGTGCAAGCATCTCATGGTTGGCCTGAGACAAGAGAAGCTGTAGTAGCACCCAATCCTTCAGTTCCCGTCGCCCTTCCCGTGGCTGATGTGAATAACAGTCCATCAACCCATAAGAAAGGGAAGCTGTACCGGGCGCTTCATCTGTTCACGCGCTAACCCCGCCCCGCTCGCAAAACGCATCCAGCCATGCGCGCGTCGTGCGCCACAACTTGCCGGCGCGGTAGCCGGGTAAGGAGCCCACGCGCAACAGCCGTTTGACCGTGTTTTCGCTGATCGCCATCTCCCGGGCGATGTCCTTTACGCTCAAATCGGCGGTACGCCGCTCTTTCTTCTTCCCCACACTCTTAGCCATACTGGTTTTATCGGCCCATCCGGGCCCGCGCATCAACCCACATCGACCCACATCGAACAATGGCGGCCAAATGCTGTATAAGTGGCGTCCGAGCGTCGATAGGAACTAAGAAGCCCACCGGAGGCTCGCTAAAACTATCCGACCGCAGGCCCAACAGCGGGGCCTAGCGCCGCGAGGCAACCCCTTTTGAGTCCCGCACCCAAAAAGCAAACAAGCCGCGCCAAGAAGCCACAGAAGCGAATCCCGACTTATGCGACCGACGGCACCCGTTTGCATGGCTACCGCATGCGGGATTACGCGCTCTCCGCGATTGAGCGGCTGCTCAAGCTTTCGAAAGTCGTAGTCCGGCGCAATCGCCAAGGCCGTATCGTTTCGGCGCAGTTCCGGCCCGAGTGCGGCGCCAACCCGCTGTGTGCGACGGCGCTCGCTGGCACACGGTACTCGTACCTGGAACAGATTTACGAACACCGGGTCTGGTCGCATCGCCGCCTCTTACCGAGGCAAGATCTCGAGAAGCTGGCGGGCGAGCCGCTCGAAAGCGAAGCGGAGCGCGAGCAGTTCGTGCAAGCGATTTTTCGCGCCGTGCCGTTGAGCTGCATGAACCCTCACGCGATTTAGGAAACCTATGGCACTCTTCGACTCTCTCGTCAAACCCGCGCTTGATTCGGTCAACGATCTGATAGCGCAGTTCCACCTCTCGCCTGAAGACAAGGCCAAAGCCCAACAAGCGGTAGCCGACGCCGCCGACAAAGCGCGCGCGCAAGCCGAAGACTACGACGTAAAGCTCAACGACATCGCGGGCCAAAATATTCGGGCGGACGCCTCCAGCGGAGATAAGTTTACAGAACGCGCCCGCCCGAGTTTCCTCTACGTCATCATTGCGGTTCTCGCCTTCAATTACATCGGCATCCCCTGTGCGCAGCTCTTCGGCTCGCACGTTGCGCCGATCACACTGCCGACTGATTTACTCTCGCTCTTCGGAGTGGCGATTTGCGGCTATTCGATGAGTCGGACTGCTGAGAAAGTATCCGCGCTTCCCGGCGACTCACAGATCAACATTTTGGGAATGCTCAAGGTCGGTAACAAGTCGTGATCGACTTCGTAGAACTGGCAGCCGAGCTCGCGAACGACGAAGGGGAGAAGCTATACGTCTATGACGATGCCACGGGCTTACCCATTCGCCCGGGGACGCTCGTCAAAGGACATCCGTCGATTGGAAGGGGTCGCTGTCTCGACACCCACGGCATCAGCAAAGCCGAATCGCTGTACCTGAACAACGACGACATGCAAGACGTCGCGAGCCAGCTCACCGCTTCCCTGCCCTGGTTTGAGGCGCTCGACTCAGTACGCCAAACGGCGCTCGCGAACCTAACCTTCAATCTCGGCATCGGGGGTTTACTGCGTTTCCACAATACGCTCGCTTACCTGGCTGCCGGCCGCTACGACGCGGCGGCCGACGAACTACTCGCGACGAAGCCCTGGATCGACGAAGTAGGCGCGCGCGGAAAACGGATCGCCGAAATGATTCGCACCGGCGAGTGGGTGGCACGCTAACCGGGCGGCGACGCCCATGCGTAAAATCTCGCGCCGTACGCGCCGAAGCCGGCGCCGCAAGCTGGTTGCCCGGAAGCGTTTCTGGGAGATCGAATTTGAAGACGACGACGAGCGGCTCTCGCTTCCCGCGCTGAGCTGGCTATCGGGTTTGGACTGACAATGAACAAAGCTGAAAAAGAGTTGGTGAGCGCCGAGCTGCGGCGCGCCATCGTCGACGAGTATGGCGCGCTCGCCGTCGAGCTCGCTCCCTGGAAGAAGAAGGACGCGCGCTTCGACGAGCTCGCAAAGATCATTCGCGGCTGGTACGTCGACTCGGACGGCGAGAAGTCCTTCGTCGAAGTCGGCGAGCAGTATCAGGCGACGCTCGGCGTCAAACAGCTTGCGACGCGGATCGACGTGAAGGGCGCCTGGCGCGCCATGGGTCGAGCGAAATTCCTGCAGGCCTGTAGCGTGACGATCAAAGCGTTAGAGCAATTCCTCGAAGCCGATCAGGTTCAAGGGCTGCTGACGAAAGAGCGAAGCGGCTCGCGTCCGCTGCTGACGAGTCCCCTCATTTCCTCACAGACGCAAACCCTCATGAACGGTGAGGCCATTGTCTGATCATCCGACGAGCTTCGAAGTTTTCGTTGACGACTCCGAGCCGCTGCCGGCCGGCGTCGGTATCGTGCTGCATGGCGCGTCGATAGTCGAATCCGACGAAGGCGAGCTGGCGCCGGGCTGCAAGCTGACACCCGAGCAGGCCCTCAGCCTCAGCGCAGCGCTCGTGGCGTGTGCCCAGGTGATTGATACCGGAGCGTAGCGGCATACTGAACGAAAGGTTCCGTTCAGTGCCTCTACAAAACGCCAAAACCCTTTCAGACGAATACATCAAGATGAAGAGCAGCAGTAAAAACGGCTTTATCGCCTATTACCGGGTGTCGAGCGTCCGCCAAGGGGAAAGCGGGCTCGGACTCGAGGCGCAACGGGAGGCGGTCCTCCGCTTCGCCGGCAAGATGCCTATCCGCGCTGAGTTTACTGAAGTCGAATCCGGCAAACGGCACATCAACCGGCCACAGTTACTCGCGGCACTCGGCGAGGCGAAGCTGCGCAAAGCGACTCTTCTGATTGCCAAGCTCGACCGGCTAGCCCGCAACGTCCACTTCATTTCCGGGTTAATGGAATCAGGCGTGGACTTCATCGCCCTCGATATCCCGCACGCGAACAAGCTCACTTTGCATATCATGGCCGCCATGGCCGAGCACGAACGGGAGATGATCTCCCAGCGCACCAAGGCCGGGCTCGACGCCGCAAAACGGGAGATCAAGGCCAACGGGTTCCGCATCAGTCGCAGAAGCGGACGCAAGTATTCGAAGCATGGCAATCCCCATTGGCCGGAATCACTCGCGAGGGCGAGGGCAGCTCGAACTGTCAAGCCGACTCCGACGGCGGTTCTCGAAATGATCCGCAGCCTGCGCTCGCAAGGTAAAACTTTTCGGGATATCACGGAGCAACTGAACGGGTTAGAACTGAAGACGGGAAGCGGCGCCAAGTGGTACGCGAGCACGGTCCGCGCCGCGCTGCTCGCTTGATCTTAATCAAGTTTCGGCTAAACGCGCCGGCGCTGGCAAGTCTCTGCGAACAAAGACGTTGAGTGCTGCGAAGTCACTCAGAAGAATCAACTTTTAATCAAAGGCAAAAGTGCACGGCGGTAAGCGCAAAGGGGCCGGCCGCAAGGCCGGCTCGGTCACAAAGAAAACACGCAAGATCGCCGAGCGGGCGATAGAGGAGGGCATCACGCCGCTCGAAGTGATGATCAAAGCCATGCACGATTATTTCGCCACAGGCGATTGGATCCGTGCGGCGGCGATCGCCAAAGACTGCGCTCCCTACGTGCATCCCAAGCTTTCCTCGATCGAGCACGCTGGCAAGGATGGCGGGCCGCTCGTCATCGAGCGGATCGAGCGCGTGATTGTCGACCCTAAGAATTCAGACCCCTAGAGTTTTCGTACCGCTGCTCCAACCCTCCCGCTACAAGGGAGCGCACGGCGGCCGCGGTTCGGGGAAGTCGCACTTTTTCGCCGACGAACTGGTCGAAAAATGCCTGCGGCAGAGCGGGGTTCGCGCGGTTTGCATCCGCGAAATCCAGAAATCGCTTGAGCAATCCGTCAAGCGCGTCATCGAAGACAAGATCCAGGCGCACGGCGTCGGGCACTACTTCAACGTCCTCGATAAAGAGATCCGGACGCCGGGAGATGGGCTGATCATCTTCCAGGGCATGCAGAACCACACCGCCGAGTCGATCAAATCGCTCGAAGGGTATGACGTGGCGTTTGTCGAAGAAGCGCAGGCGCTCTCGAAACGCAGCCTGCAACTGCTCAGGCCGACGATTCGCAAGCCAGGCTCGGAGTTATGGTTTGCGTGGAACCCGGTGAGCGCCGACGATCCCGTTGACCAGCTCCTGCGCGGACCCAACAAGCTCACGAACTCGATCGTCGTCGAAGCCAACTGGCGCGACAATCCGTTTTTCCCGGACGTGTTGCGCGAAGAGATGGCCGAGGACCGAGCCCGCCAAGCAGACGATTTCGATCACGTCTGGGAAGGTGGCTATCTCACCATCTCGGACGCCATCATCTTCCGCAAGCGCGTGTCGATCGAGAATTTCGCGACGCCGGAGGGCGCGCGTTTCTTTTTCGGTGCGGACTGGGGCTTCGCCAACGATCCGACCGTGCTCGTGCGCAGCTTCATCAAAGACGAGAAGCTGTACATCGATCAAGAACAGTTCGGTTATCACGTCGAGATCGACAACACGCCGGCACTGTTCGACGAGATTCCCAGCGCGCGGCAGTGGCCGATTAAGGCCGACTCGGCGCGGCCGGAAACGATCAGCTACCTGCGCCGTCAGGGATTCAACATCTCGGCGGCGGATAAGTGGGACGGCTCAGTCGAAGATGGCATAGCGCACTTGCAGGGCTTTAAGCAGATCGTGATTCACGAGAAGAACTGCCCGAACCTGCAGCGGGAAGCACGCCGCTACAGCTACAAGGTCGACAAGCAAACGGGCGACATTCTGCCGATCGTCGTCGACAAAGAGAACCACGGCTGGGACGCGATCCGTTACTCGCTCGACGGCTATATCCAACGGCGCGGCTCCCATAACGTTTGGGCAAAGCTCGCGCAATGAACGAACCCACGGAAAAGAACGACGGCTACCGGATGCGAGATCGCCGCATCGCCGAGTTAGAAGCGGAGCTCGCGGACATGCGCCACACCGCAGCCTGGGCGTCGGCCAAGATTTACGCGCTGATCGTCGAGCGAAACGCAGCGAAAGAACAGCTCGCTAAGAACAATGAAGAAACCCTCAGCCACGCGCGCCGTTAAGACGGCAACGACCAGCGATTCGTTCGTCAACTTTCAGGCGAAGCTTGGCTACGGCACGGGCAACCTAGCCAGTCACGCGACGTATCAGCCGGATTACATTTCGCGCAACCGCTTCGGGATCGAGGCCATGTACCGCTCGTCGTGGATCTGCGGCAAGGCCGTCGACAGCGTCGCCGAGGATATGACCAAGCTCGGCATCGAGCTGAATTCCCTCATTCCCCCCGACGAAATTGAGGCGTTGATGGGTTGCTGGAAAGACCTCGCCATCTGGGATCGCCTGTGCGACACGATCAAATGGGCGCGGCTGTACGGCGGCGCGCTCGGCGTGATCCTCATCGATGGGCAAGATTTCTCGACGCCCCTGCGGATCGAGACGATTCGCAAGGACCAGTTCAAGGGGTTGATGGCGCTCGACCGCTGGCTCGTGCAGCCCAGCTTGCAGGACGTCGTCAAAGACTTCGGACCCGATTTGGGCCTGCCGAAGTACTACGAGGTAGTCGCCGACTCGATGGCGATCCCGCGCGCCCGCATTCACCATTCGCGCGTGATTCGCATCGACGGGCAGGACCTTCCCTACTGGCAGAAAGTCGCGGAGAACCTCTGGAGTCAGAGCGTCCTTGAGCGGCTATACGACCGCTTGCTCGCGTTCGACTCGACGACGCAGGGCGCGGCCCAGCTCGTCTATAAAGCGCATCTCCGCATCTACAAAGTTGAGGGTTTGCGTGACATCATCGCGGCCGGGGGCCCGATCCTGGACGGGCTCGTCAAACAGATCGAATTCATTCGCTCGACCCAGACTAATGAGGGCCTCACCCTCATGGACACCAAGGACGAATTCGAGGCGAACGCTTACACGTTTGCCGGGCTCGATGCCGTGCTGTTGCAATTCGCCCAGCAATTGAGCGGCGCGCTGGATATTCCTTTGACGCGGCTCTTCGGGCAGAGCCCGGCCGGTCTGAACTCGACAGGCGAGAGCGACATCCGCAACTACTACGACGGCATCAAGCAGCAGCAGGAACGCCGCCTGCGCGCGGGCGTGAAGAAGCTGCTCGCCATCTCGTATCTGTCGCAAGTCGGCAAGCCGCTGCCCAAGGGTAGCGATTTCACGTTCCGTCCGTTGTGGCAACTGAGCGACGTCGAGAAGTCGACTATCGCATCGACGTTGACGACTTCAATCACCTCGGCCTGTACGTCCTCGATCATCGGCCGTCAGACGGCGCTCAAAGAACTGCGGCAGCAATCTCACCTCACTGGCGTGTGGACCAACATCACCGATGAGGACATCGCAACCGCCGACAACGACGTGGAGTCGGGCGAGTTCGGTTCGGCGGGCGATCCGTTCGGCGATGACAAAGAAAAGACCCGTGACGGCAAGACTTGGCGAGAAGGCGATCATCCGAGAGACGACGACGGCGAATTTAGCGAAACCGGTACCGGTGGCGCTTCGCGAGCCGTCGGCGAGCATGGACCGATCTTCCATGAGTACGAAGGCAAACCGAGCGAAGCGATCGAAAAACTTCAAAAGGCACAGACGGGCGAAGTTCCCGGCGCTTTCAAACATCCGTATCTCGGCGACATTGATCTCGCTTGGGGTAAATCTGGCGATCCGAAAAACGACTTTAGCGGCGGGTACGGACTAAGCCACATTATCGAGAAGCACGTAAAGACTGCCGGCGATCTCAAGCTCGAAGACTTGCCAGACGCCGTTCTTTCGTCCATTCCAATCGAAATGAAAGGTAATCGGATGATCGTTGAGTCGCCGGCGCATCGCGCGATTATCGGCTTGGATTGGAAGGGTAAATCGAAGAAGTGGCTTTTGAGCGGATTTGAGCGTAAGCCATGAAGAGCCGTCCCCGTCCGTACGGACTATTGGGCGTTCCGAACGATTTAGGAAACCTTACGACTCCGCAGCTTCCGGAACGGCTCTCTAGTTCTAGCGTCGCGCAGCCGTGGCGCCTTCGTCAACCGCAGTAAGTACCAACCCATGAAATACGACGACTGGCGCCCGATCCTGCGCAACACCCGCTTGTACTTGGCCGATCTGGAAGCATTCGTCGAGAAGTTCATTCCGTGGAGCATCATCACCGGCCACGAGCCAACCGTCCTGCTGCCGGCGGAGGACGAAGAAGCCATTCGCCAGGCAGCCGAAGAAATCGCGCGCCGCATGCTCTCCCGCGTGGCCAAAACGAATGCCACCTCCTGGCGCGCGGCGGCGCGTGAGTCGCTGCATTCGCGACGGATCTACCAAGCACTGCGGACGGAAATGGACGGGCCTGTGGGCGCGCGTGTCAACGAACTGGTGGCGGAGAACGCACGCCTGATCGTAGGTCTGCCGGGCGAGCTGGCCCAACGCGCGGCCGCCTTCGTGACCCGTCAGCAGCAGCGTGGTTTGCGCTCGGCCGAGATCGCGAAGGAGTTGGAGCAAAAGCTCCCGCAGGCGGCGCAAAGCAGAGCAAAGCTCATCGCCCGCACACAAGTCGGACAAGCGGAAAGCGCACTCACCGAGGCGCGCTCAGAACGCCTCGGCCTGGCCTGGTACGAGTGGGTCACCAGCGAGGACCAGCGTGTGCGGCCTTCGCACCGCACGATGGACAAAGTTTTAGTGGCTTGGAGCGACCCAGCCTCGCCCGAGCAACTCGCCGGCGAGCCGCCGAAGGCTGGGCATTATCACCCAGGCTGCGTCTGGAATTGCCGGTGCCTTTCTCTGCCGCTCGTCTCGCTCGACGAAGTGCGCTGGCCGCACAAGGTGTACGGCCACGGCCACATCGAGATGGTCAGCCGCAAGCAGTTCGAACGCTTCGTGGAATTGCCGCAAGCGGCTTAATCCTCATTTCGTCATCGCGTCATCGCCTCGAATTTGCAGCCGTCCGCTGTCCTGTAGAACGATGCCCCGCGCGGCGAGGAAGGCGTCGATCTCATCTAGAGTTTCTGCAAACGAGCTGTTGTGATCGTGCTTCAGCACCCAACATAAGACCGACGCGGAAATGCGCAGACTCGTCAGCCAGTGCGGATTTTCATACGGCTTTGGCACGTCGCCGACGATGATCGCGACGAGCCGATCATGGGCGGCCTGAATTTCTTGTTTCGAGCGAAGTTCGATCTCCATTTAGAACGACTGTAATCCATGCGCTACTACACAACCGAATCGCTCGGCCCGCGTCAACGTCTCACGCCTGAAGGCTATCTGCTCTGCGAAGGTGTCGCCATCGCGCGCACGGGCGCCATGATTTATGGCGAAGGCGAGATCCCGGTCACCGCCAAGGACGGACTGATTCGCGTCGAGCGCGACGCCGCCGCTGTCTTTCATCCCGATACGATTGCGAGCTTCGAAGGCAAACCGCTCACCATCGATCACCCGAGCGAAGACGTAACGCCCGCCAACTGGAGGACGCTCGCCGTTGGCATCGTGCAGAACGTACGCCGCGGCGCCGCGACAGACAACGATCTGCTCATCGCCGATCTGCTCGTCACCGACGCGGACGCGATTAAAGAAGTCCGCGCAGGCCTGCGCGAAGTGAGCTGCGGCTATGACGCGGACTACGAAGAGATTCAGCCGGGGCAAGGAAGACAGACGAATATTTTCGGCAATCATCTCGCCCTGGTGGAACAAGGACGCTGCGGTACCCGCTGCGCAATAGGAGACAAGGACCCAATGAAAAAAACAACCTGGATGGACCGACTGCGTACAGCTTTCAAAGCCGGCGACGCAGCCGAGTTCGAGAAGACCCTCAAAGAAGACAAGGACACCAAGGACGCCGAAGCCGAGGAAGAGAAGAAGAAAGACGACGAGGAAGAGAAAAAGAAAACCTCCGACACACTTTCGAAGATCCTCGACAAGATCACTGCGCTCGACGCTCGCGTGTCTGCTCTCGATAAAAAGAGCAAAGACGAAGACGAGGAAGACAAGGACGAAAAAGAAGAAGCGAAGACCGGCGACAGCGCGGCCCTCGTTAGCGAAGCGCAAGACGTATTCGCGCGCGCTGAAATCCTCTCGCCCGGTCTGCACATGCCTACCGTCGACGCGAAGACAAAGGGCGGTCTGAAAAAGACCAGTGATGCGCTCTGCGGCTTGAGACGTAAAGCTTTACAGACTGCGTTCGAGGGCAAGCACCGCGATGCGGTCACGCCGTTTCTGGGAGCGACTCCCGAATTCAAAACTCTGACGTGCGACGCGATCCGCAGCGCCTTCGTCGGAGCGAGCGAAATTGTGCGCCTCCAAAACAACGGAGCGCAGAAAACAGGGACCTTCGACGCGAGTAAGAACGCGGCGAGCATCTCCAAGTCCGTTAGTGCCATCAACGCGGCCAACCGCGAGTTCTGGAAGCGCAGCTAAGGCGCGCCATCAAAGCAAAAGGAAAACACTCACTATGAACAAAACCATTCGGCGCGCCCGCACTACGGACGTTGCTTTCACCTACAGAATGCCTTCTGGCATCCCTGGCAGCATCAACCGCGCGACTGAGGCGACTGTCGAAGCCGCTCAGCTCGATGCGACCAACTATCCGACCGCGTACGGCGTCCCTGGCGTAATCGACGCGACCTCGAAGAACTTCCGCAAAGTCATGGCGGCCGACACCACAGTTTACGGCCTCTATGTTCGTCCCTACCCGACGACTGGTGGCTCTGGCACCGATCCGCTTGGTACTTCGACGCCGCCCACCAGCGGTATCGGCAACGTTCTGAAGCGCGGCTATTTGAACGTAAAGGTGTACTACGGCTACGCGAGCGTCGCCAAGAATTCCGCCGTCTACGTTCGCACCGTGTCGAGCTCGAACAACACCAACGTTGGGACATTCGATGCAACCGCCGACTCTTCGAACAACTTCGTGCTCACCAACGCGTACTTCACTGGCGCATGTGACTCGAACGGAAACTGCGAGATCGCGTACAACCTGTAACTCACTTGAGCTTGGCTCTTAAATTCAACCAAAGGAACTTTCGAAAAAGAACATGAAAAATGCAAATCGCAGAGCCCGCACTCGTGACGGGTTCACCACTTTTGATTCGCGGACCGTCGACTCGACGGGCGCGTTCCTCATCGGCGAACTGGAACGTCTCGATCCCGAGATGCACGCTCCACTCGTCGACGTAACTTGGGGTCGGGATATCGATCTGCGCGAAGACGTCACCATCGCTGATGAAACGTCGAGCTTCACTAACTCGACGTTCGCCGCAGCCGGCGGCGTCGCTGGCGTGAATACCAACACCCCCTACGGCAACTACGGCGGCAAGGCGTTCATCGGCAAAGACTCGAACGTCATCACGTCCATGCAGCTCGATATCGGCAAGACAGCGAACCCTCTGACCCTCTGGGGCATGGAGCTCTCTTATACGATCCCCGAGCTCGAAAGCGCTCAGCGTCTCGGCCGACCGATTGACGTTCAGAAGTTCGAAGGCATTCGTCTGAAGCACCAAATGGACATCGACGAGATGGTCTACATCGGCGACGTGAACCTCGGCTATACCGGGCTCGTCAACAACGCTGGTGTGACCGTCATCAACGCCACCGCCGACTCGGCCACCCACACCACTTGGGCGCTGAAGATCGCTGACGACACCGGAGGCGGCAACACCGCAGCCAATGAGATCACCACCGACGTGAACAATCTCTTGACAACCGCGTGGCAGAACGCAGGCTGGGCGGTTTGCCCGTCCGAGCTGCGGATCCCGCCTTATCAGTTCGGGCTGCTCGTCTCTACAAAAGTATCGAGCGCGGGTAATATTTCCCTGCTCGAATTTCTGAAGCAGAACACCATCTCGAATTCGATCAATGGCAAGCCGCTGAACATTCAGCCGCTCAAGTGGTTGAAGGGCGCTGGCTCATCGAGCCAGGACCGTATGATCGCTTACACCAAGGATCGCCGGCGCGTGCGCTTCCCGCTCGTTCCTCTGCAAAGAACACCGCTCGAATATCGCAGCTTGTTTCAAATCACCACCTATTTCGGAAGACTCGGCGTCGTCGAGTTTCCGTACACCGAAACTGCCGCCTACGAAGACGGCATCTAGTTCGTCGACCGACGAAACGTCCAACACGCGCGCGTCTCATCCTACCGGGCCAAACCTTTTTCTTTTTCCCCGGTTGTAAGGAAGGCGCGCGCTAGGGCGTGACTCGACTGGAAAGAACCCACCACAACATGAAACAAATCAACGTATTCAAACGATTCGCGCTTACCTTAAACTCGACGCCGCAATGGTTCGAAGTCGGCGTTCAGAAAGTAGAAGCCGCCGTCGCTTCCCACTGGCATACGCTCGCGCATGCGACCGTCGTCGACGCAGACGCCGTCGTCGCTCCCGTCGTCAGTGCCGCCGACGCTGAACTCGCGAAAGCCGAAGCCGACGCCCTGAAAGCGAAAGCGGACGCAGCAGCCGAGCTGAAAGCGGCGGAAGCAAGGGTCGCCGAAGAGATTAAAGCCGCCGACGAGAAGCTCGCGGCCGTCACTAAGAAAGTCAAATAAATGCTTACCGTCGCCCAGCTTCGCGCGGACTTTCCGGAGTTCGCCGATCCGTCGCTTTATCCCGATACGCTGATCACATTCTGGCTTACCGTCGCGACGACGCGGGTTCAGAACGCGGACCGCTGGGCGACTCTTCTCACGAACGCGCAAGAGCTCTTGACCGCGCATTATCTCGTGATCGCCGGGCGCGATCGCGCAGCGTCTCTTGCGGGCGCGACCCCCGGCCAACTCGTCGGGCTGCAGACGGCGAAAGCCGCCGCCGATCTTAGCGCGAGCTACGACTACAGCGAGCTGCTGATCGAGGGCGCGGGCTTCTGGAACCAGACCACGTACGGCCAACGTTATTTTGAGCTCGCCCACCTAATCGGCGCGGGCGGCATACAAATTCTTTAACTGCTAGGAGCAATGTTCAAAATGTTTTCTGATCGACTTTTGTGCCGCGAGGCCAACACCTTTTTTCAACTCACGGACGCCCAAGGGAAGTCTAAGATGCTCTGGGAAGAAAACCTTCTCGGTCGATGCCTGCGGCGCGCTGGCTGCGAAGCGCGCGTGCCGTTCCTCACTGGGCTGTACGTCTACGTGCTGGCGAACTGCAATCTGATCACCAACGTCGGACACGCCGCCGGCAACGCCCGCATGAGCGGACAGGGCAGCTACTCGACGTTTGTCAATCTCGCGATTGGGACGGGAACGACCGCCGCCGCGGCGGCCGATACCGCGCTGCAAACCGAGATCACGACCGGCGGCGGCGCGCGTGGCGCCGCGACTGCGAGCCAGGTCACAACGACCGTAACGAACGATACGACTCAGCTCGTCAAAACGTGGACCTTCACAGCCTCGTTTGCCGTGACGGAAGAAGGCATTCTCGACAACGCCACGACGGGCGGCAACCTTCTCGCGCATCAAGTCTTCAGCGCGATTAACGTGGCGTCTGGGGACTCTCTGACCGTGACTCACAAGTACCAGAGCTAAGCGCTTCGACGAGCGCGCGGAAGTCGAGCGCGTTCGACCAGCTTCATCACAAACCAGACGCCCGCGCAGAACCCGCCGATCAACCCTAGTAGGCAGGAAGAAAGCGCGTGCCCGGCGCGGGCTTGCAGAAGACTCGCCGCGACGATCAGCGACGTGCCAGCGAATTGCATGACGGAGAAGCTCATTCGCTTCAGTTTAAGAAACCAAGATGTCTAACAACTACGTACAAGTCGCGCCGAACTCGACCGGGCTGAAGGTCGACACGACAGAACTCACGGTCGGCGCGAATACGGTCGAGCGTCAAAACATCTGCGTCGCTGATCCTACGACGGCCGCTAACGTCGCGAACGTGACGAGCGGCGGCGCGCTGAAGGTCGACGCATCGGCGACAACGCAGCCCGTCTCTGGTAGCGTAACGCTTCAGAAGCGCACGCAAATCTTAACGACGACGCTGCTCACTGCGAGCGCGTCGTATACAAGCTCATGGCAAGACACCGAACTGACGGGAACGAACTTCGTCGCGCTCGCGCTCTACTCGACAAACGTTTCGATCACTTACGGAAATTGGTATCTGCAGGAGACAGACGACGCGTCGACGTCAGCTATGTTCCGCACCGTCAACACCGGGCCTGTGACGACGGCCGCGACCGTGGCGACCCTCTCCGGACAAATCAAAGCTCGTTATTGGCGCGTCGTCGTGACGAACGGCGCTACCGCGATGACGACTCTCTTCGAGCTCACCGCGACCGAATCGAACGCGCAGACCAGTGTCTCTATCGCTGATCCGAACTCGAATGCGATTCCGACCATTGCCGCCCTTTCGACCGATGGCAACTCCCAGTACAATGACGGAATTTATACAGGCTCTTGCGAAATGGCTTGGAACGGGACCGGCTGGGATCGAACGCTCTCGCAGCCCATCGGTACCAACGCCGCGAGCGCGACGAAGGGCTCACTCGTCGTACAAGGCTCTTCGAGCGGGACGCCGATCCCGACGACCATCGCGGCGGGGACTGCTGCGATTGGCACTGTTCAGCCCGGCAACACCGCGAACACAACGCCTTGGCTGACGAGCCAGATTCCTACGACGGCGGGCGGTTTGACGACTACGAAGCTGATCTCGGCGGCGTCGACAAATGCGACCTCAGTTAAGACGAGCGCTGGGCAAGTCTACAATATTCAGGCGTTCAACACAAACGCGAGCGCGCGGTTTCTGAAGCTTTATAACAAAGCGTCTTCACCCACCGTCGGAACGGATACGCCCGTCAATACGTTTCTGGTGCCCGGCAACGCGACAGGCTCGGGCATCGTCGTCGAAGTGTCAAACGGCATCGCGTTCGCGACGGGCATAGCCTTTGCCATCACTGGCGCGATAGCCGATTCGGATACGACCGCCATCGGCGCAAGCGACTGCGTTGTGAACATCCAGTACAAATAAAATGAGCGTCTCGGTTGGAACGGTCACCACTTTCAATCGCACCGTCGCGGCGTATCCGTGGAGCGACTCGTTCAATGCTGTGATCGATGCGTCGGCGACAGCGGTGCTTCTCTTTATCGCGAACGCTTCCGGACTGACCATCAATCCGACAGTCACCGTAGGGGGGACCGCCGCCACATTTCTCGCGACGGCTACGAATTCCGGCAGCGACGGTACGATCTGGATCTTTGGCTTGCTCGCGCCGCCGACGGGCTCTTCCGTCGCCATCTCGATTTCGAATAGCTCGAACTACGCGAACATCGGCGCGTGTGGCGTTGTGCCTTTGATCGGCACTGCCACCAGCGGAGCCTTTGAGGTCTACGGAGTGCTCGCAAACAACACCGATTCGCAAACGCTCAGCATTACCACTCTCACCGCGAACGACTTGATTATCACGGCGGGGTTCGTCTACTACAACTCGGCCGCGCCGACGACCTCGGGAACGGCGACGCTGACGCAGATCTATCTCGCGACGCAGACGAACTTTCAGCTATACGGTTACTCGATGCCGGCAGCGACAGCGGGCGCGTTCTCGCAGACCTTCACCGCGACATACAACCCGACCGGGCTCGCCATGGTGGGCGTTGTCGTAGGCGGAGGCGGGGGCATGACCTTTTTGCAACGCATGACGTTGATCGGCTGCGGATCGTAAATGAGTCTGATTCTACTCTTCAACCCGCCGCCTGGCGGGACGCCATGGACGACCTCGCTCAACGACTCGTTCTCGCTCGCCGACTCGATCACCCGGCAGCCGGGGAAGTCGCTCGCCGACGCGTTGACGCTCGCCGAATCATTCGTTAAGAATCCCGGCAAAGCCGCAAGCGATTCCCTCATACTTGTCGATGCGGGTTTGACGAGATTGTCCGCGCTCGTCTTCGGAGAAGTCTACGGACTCACTGAGACCATGGTTAAGGGCCTCGGCCGCGCGCTCAGCGAGACGTTCTCGCTTGGCGACGCTTTGAGCCGGCAGCCCAGCAAGTTCGCGAGCGAGACGTTCTCAATCTCGGAGGCTTTCGCGCGGCAAACGGGAAAGCAGCTTTCCCTTGAGACGTTCTCGCTTGTCGAATCCTTCATCGCCAACAAGGTGAAGCTACTCGCACTGAGCGAGACTGCCTTCGCGCTCGTCGATTCGCTCGGCCGCGCGACGGGTAAGAGCGTCGTCGAGACGTTTTCACTAGTCGAGAACTTCGTCAAAGCGACGGCGCGGACCCTCGCCGACACGTTCTCGCTCTCTGACGCCATTGTGACCGCGCATGGTCACTATCTTCTTCTGGCGGAGAGCGCGCTCGCGCTCGTCGATTCACTGAGTCGCGCAACGGGCAAGCACGTCGCCGACACGTTCTCACTTATCGAGAACCTAGCGAAAGCGACGGCGCGCGCCCTCTCCGAGACGTTCTCGCTCGCCGAGTCCATTCATCGCGGGTCGGGGAAGCTCTGCACCGATGCGTTTTCGCTCGTCGAGGCCTTCGCCCGAACGACGGCGCGCGCGCTCCTAGACAATCTGGCGCTCGGCGACGCGCTAACCCATAGCCACGGCTTCGTGCGCGCCTTAAGCGACGCGCTCGCGCTGAGCGATAGCGTTCTACGCGCTGCTGGCAAGAACGTCTCGGAAACGTTGGCGCTGATCGAAAACCTCGTGAAAGCGCCCTCGCTCGCGCTCGCCGAACTCTTCGCGCTCAGCGATAGCATTCACGCGCTGAAGGCGAAACTGCTCGCGCTGTTCGATAGTGTGACGCTCGCCGACGCGCTGACGCCGTTCAAGAATCTGGGCAAGTTCGGCCAGCACGTACTCGCGCAGTTCTGGGAGCGATTCTGGGCAGCCGAGCTATGGGCGCGAACGTGGGCGGGCGCGCTCGTCGCGCGCATGTCGACCGCCGTAGAAGGAACCATGATTACTTGCGACCCTAAAGACCCCGAATCGATTGAAGACTTCCAGATCAATTGGAGCTCCGTTCTCGGCAGCGACACCATCACGTCGAGCGCCTGGGAGATCCCGAGCGATTTTACTGTCGTCGTCGAAAGCAACACGACGACAACCGCGACGGTGCGATTAGCGGGCGGACTTGCTGGCCAGAAATACCTGATGAAAAACGTTGTGACTCTCGCGAGCGGACGCGTTCTGCCGCAAGCTCTTATGCTCCCGGTGACCGTATGAACCTGGACAGCCGCTACCTTTACTGGCTCGCTTTCGCCGCTATCCTCGCGCTCGTGATTGTGTCCGTCGTCAATGTCGCCAATGGTTAAGACGACCGGCGAAGCGGCGATCATCCCCACGCCGCCATTCACGCTTGAATCCTGCGAGTGCCCGACCAGGTCGAGCACCACGCCGGATTTGCTAAACGACCTTACAAACCTAGTGAGGCCTGGTTTGAGATTCTCTCCCGTGATTTATGCAGCCAACCATTAAGACGTCGTCGAGCGGCGGCGGCTTCGATGCGCTGAAAGCCAAGCTCGCGCAAATCGCAAAATCCGAAGTCTACGTGGGCGTGCCGGAAGACGAGACCGAGCGCAAAAAGACGACGGAAGTCACGAACGCCGGTTTGCTGTATATCCACACGCACGGCTCGCCGCTGCAGGGGATTCCCGCGAGACCCGTGATCGAACCGGCCCTCGAAGCCGACGACAACAAAGCGCTCATTACGAAAAAGCTAGGCGAAACGGCGCGCGCGGTGCTCGCCAGCAAGCCAAGCGAGGCGAAGACACTGCTGAAACAGGCGGGCATGGAAGGCAGCAACGCCGCGAAAAGATGGTTTACCGATAGCCGCAACGCCTGGGCTGCGGATTCAGCGGAAACGATCGAGCGTAAAGGTAGCGACCGCCCTCTCATCGACACAGCGCAACTGAGAAGGTCTATCACTTATTTGGTCGACGAAACATGATAAACCTGAGCGCACTCATCACCGACCCCGACTTCACGCAGCAGCTCGTCGTACAACGCTCGACGGGCGCGTTCGTGCTGGGGGGCTGGCAGTCTTCGGCGACGCCGCTCACCATAGCGGCCGTCGTCACAGTCGCTAAGGAACGCGATCTGCAGCAGCTTCCCGAAGGGGACCGCATTAGCGGGGCGATGCTCTTCTACACGATGACGGAGCTCCTTCAATCGACGGGCGGCGCGACACCACAGACCTCCGACACACTGACTTGGCGCGGCGATGTCTACCGCATCTCGAAAGTGTGGCCCTACGCCGATTACGGCTACTGGAAGGCTGCGGGCGTACGCGTCAGCGGAGACTAAATGCCCAATACGACAACCTTCGCGAACGGTCTGGTCTTCACGTCGAGCGCGCTTGCGACGACTGACCTCGATCAGATCATCCAAACGCTTACCCTGAACATCTTCGGCATCAACCCGTCGACCGATCCGCTCGCCTACTCGAAGGTGCGCGTCGCTTGGCAAGCGCAACCGGGCTTCACGTTCACCGACGATATCTGCTCGATCCAAACGACCGAAGACGACGACGCGTATAGCATCCGGGATCGCGCGCTCGTCGTTGCATCGAGCGCGACTGTCTCTCAGATCGACACCTTCGTGCGCACCTGGGGCGTGCGCTGGGTTCTCTACGGGCCGAGCGGCTTCGACCGCGCGCGCCTTATCAAAAGCGCGCTCACGCTCGACTGGACGCATGACGAGCTGCTCGCGTCGAACCTCAGCGTCGTTACGAGATGGAAGCGCACGATCCGCGCGCCCGAACAGCGGGACGGCAATTGGTGGCCGCGCGCCGATCTGAGCTTACAAATGTACGAGCTCGTCACTGAGTCGATAGTTCTTCCGACCATCGCTTCGGTGGAAACAAAACTCTTCATAGAACGCGGCCAGGTGGCCGACATCACGGCGACGTAAAACCTCGCCGCCTTCAAACTCTCTCTTTCAAAAGGAAAAAAATCAATGTCTAGCACTTTGTCGCTTTCGCCCGTCTGTACCGTATCGATTAACGTTTCGCCCGTGGGCGCCAACGTCCCGACTTTCAACTCCGCGCTGATCGTCGGCCAGTCGACTGTTATCTCGGGTGCGACGCGCATTCAAGAATACACCTCAGTCGCGGCCATGCTGACCGCTGGCTTCAGCTTGACCAGTCCCGAGGTGTACGCCGCGCAGCTTTACTTCGGCGTCACTCCTCAGCCCAGCGTTCTCTATGTCGGACGCCAGGATCTGACCGTTCCCGAGTCGGCCCTGACCGCCGTGCAGGCCTGCCGCGCGGCGAATCCGAATTGGTGGGGTGTGGGCGTCATCGGCGCGGCTGCAGCCGACCATGAAGCTATCGCTGCTTGGGCGCAAGCCGCGACCCCCGTCTGCATGTACTTCTACACGACTGCCGACGCCGCCGTACTCGCCAACACCACTGGTAACGTCGCGGCGACGCTGCAAGCCGCGAACGACAATCGCGCGTTCGGCGTCTACGCGACGACGCAATCCGGCTCGGCTCCGCTGAACGCCTACGAGTTCGCCGCACGTATGGGCGTCGCGATGGGTCTTAATACCGGACTCGCGAATTCCAACTTTACAATGATGTTCAAGGTCGAAACCGGCATCACGCCCGAGCCGTTGACGCAGGCGCAAGTCTCGCTTCTTCAGTCGCTCAATATCAACGTGTACGTATCGACCGCGAACAGCTACGTGTGGCTGCAGCCCGGCGTTCTACCCAACGGCCAATTCTTTGACGAGGTTCTCAACCTCGACATGCTGAGCGCCGATCTTCAGCTATCGATGGTGAACCAGCTTATCGCGCTGCCCTCGATCCCGCAGAATAACGCGGGCGAAGCGTTGCTCTTGAATGTCGCTCATCAAGTCTGCGAGCGCGCCGTCACACGCGGCTATATCGGACCCGGCACTTGGAACGGGCAGCAAGTTCTTGCGCTGACGGCGGGGACGCCGTTGCCGAAAGGCTACATGATTCAAGCGCAAGACTTCGCTCTGCAAGGATCGGGCGCGAAGGCCGCGCGGCAAGCGATGCCCATCTATATCGCGTTCAACGAAGCCGGAGCCATTCAGTCGATCAGCATCGGGGTTAACGTTCAGCGCTAGGCGCGGGGCAGGGAACTCAAATTTCTAGGAGAACACTTTCATGACACTTTACTCATTCAAAGACTTGACGGGCGCGTTCGTACACCCGCTCGGCACTTATATTTTCGGCGGCGGCGACCAGCAAGGCTTCGGCGAGCTGCAAATCGAAATGGCGACAGAGCGGACCGATGTCGCGAAGTCTGCAGACGGCTCGATCATGATGAGCTACATCGCCGGCGACAACGGCTCGATTACGGTGAAAGCGCAACAGACGAGCGACGTTCACGCCTTCTTTCTGAACACCTTCAACGCGTGCAAGACCGCCGCGGATTCGGGCAGTGTCGGATTGTGGGCTGCCGGTATGTTCACCGCGCGCAATCTGATCGACGGCTCGATGCACACCTGTACCGGCGTCACGTTCTCGAAAGTGCCTCCGAAAGTCTACGGCGAAAAAGGCCAGGACATCTCCTGGATGTTCCTTTGCGCCAAGATCATCAGCGAGTAACCAATGAAACCTCTCACCAAAGATGTCGAGATCGCAGGTCAGCGCTACCAGATCGGTAAGTTCAAAGCCCGCGACGGCTCTTGGATTCTCGCTCAGGTTCTCACAAAGATGCTGCCCGCCGTGATCGAAGGCGCGCTGTCGAAACAAGCGGGCGCGTCGCTCGCTTCGAATCGGAGCGCGCTCAGCGAGGATGAATTTGCTTCGCTGCAAGGTCACGCGCTCGCCGTCTGTCGGCGCTACGAGAACGGCGTACCGATGCCCGTCTTCGTGCGCCCCGAGACCTTCGCCGTGAAAGAGCTTGAATACGATCTGGTCGGCGTCATGAGTCTGACCATTCAGGCGCTTCTCTTCAACCTCACGGATTTTTTCGAAGGCGACGGGTTGAGTCAAATTCTGGCGATGCTTCCAGCGCTGGGCCTCGGCTCGTCGACTGCCCCACTTTAGACTCGTTCGCGTTCAGACCCGTCTTCGCGGGACTCTGGACGCATCGCGATCTCGTCTCCGATCAGTTCACCCTTGACGACTTACTCGACGTACACGAACTGCTCGACGTGAAAAGCGAGAACGAACGCCGCTTGCACGCTTACCACCAATCAAAAAACGAATATGGATCTTGAAGTTCTCAAAAGCTATCTAGTCTCGCTCGGCTTCCAAGTCAACAATCCAGAGCTGCGGAAGTTCGAGATGGGCTTGAAGGACGCGAGCGCGGCCGTTGAACGAAACACGGGCGGCGTCATACGCGATCTGTTGAAGTGGCAGCTCGCCGCAACGGGCGCGCTAGTGGGCGTCTCGACTGCCGTGATTGGGATGGCTGAACAAGTCGCCGACGCCGATCAGAAGTATCGGCTGCTCGGGCTTCATATGTTCATGAACACCGCCCAGGCGCGTAAGCTCTCGATGAGTCTTGACGCGCTCGGCGTGTCAATGGAAGACGCGATCTGGGACCCCGAGATACGAGCCCGCATGATCGAGATGGGCGTACTTCAGGACAAATTGACCGCGCAACTGGGCGTCAATTTCGAAGCGAACATGCGCCGCGTGCGCGACCTCAAGACGGAGTTCGCCAAACTGCGGATGGAGTTCGAGTATGTCTCGATGGCCTTCGTCTCGAATCTCGTCGAGAATCTCGGTCCGCAAATCGATTGGATCATCGCGAAGTTTCACGAGTGGGGCGACTACATCATTCAGCACATCCCCGAGTGGTCTGACTCGTTTTCCGAGAACATCGTTCCGGTGCTCAAGACGACTTGGGAAGTCGTGAAAGACCTGGGCATGGAACTCGGCGGCCTGCTCGTAGACTTCACCAATTTGATCGGCATACTAACCGGCGATCAATCCATCGAAGGTACCGAGCTCAGCTTTCACAAATTGGCGGGGGCGATTCAGCATGTCGTTCACGTCCTCGGCGGTATGTTGATCACGCTTTCGCACGCCGCGCGTATCGTCTTAGATCTGGCGGGCGCGGTCCTCGCTTTACTCACGCTGCATCCCGGCGACGCTTTGATGTTCGCCAAGAGCGCTTTTTCCTTGCTCGGTCCAGACGCGGGTGGGCTCCTCGGCGCGGCCTTAGGAACGATGATCGCGCCCGGTATCGGTACTGGGATCGGGGCGGCGATTGGCGCGGGCCTGGGCGGGGGAGCCAAGCTCTATAACGACTCGCAAAAGCCCGGCGACGACGCAACGGCCGGGCCTTCCGCGCCTTCGTCGGACGTAGCGAAGCGCGCGCGCGAGCTGGCTATCAAGGCCGGCGCTCAGCTCGGAGTAGATCCAAAACTCATCTACGAGCAATGGCAGCACGAAACGAACGGCTTCAATAGCTCCGTGATGAGCAAGTACAACAACATGGGCGGGGTCAAGAATGCCGGCGGCAATGGCTATCGCTCGTTCGCTTCGCTCGACGACTTCTCCGCCTACTACACGTCGATGATGCAACGCAACTTCTCAGGCGTGCGCGGGGCGAAGACGGAAGAGGAATGGGTCAAGGGTCTACAAAATGGAAGACTCGGCGGCTACTTCGAAGACGATCCGCAGAAATATCTACAAGGTATGAAGCGCTGGGGAGCCCAGGACGGCGGGCTCTTCGATTCAAACGGGGGCGGTTCGAACGTCACTATCGGCAGTGTGAGCGTCAGCATCATGCAGCCGAACGCCACGCCTGAACAGATTCAGCAGCACGTCACGAAGGGCATAGCCGACTACGCGAAAGCTCAACGTCAGACGACGCAACGCAATATCGCGCAGTTGGGGTACGTAGGATGAACGGCGTTTACTTCGCCCTCAGCGACTTACAGATTCTCGTCGCGCCGATGATCGCGGCGGCCGAGCTAGGCCCGCTTTCGACGCCCGGTCCGTGGTCCCCTCCCGAATGGAGACAGATTCCCTCGCCCGCGACGATTGTCGTTCCCGCGAGCGTCTCGCAAGTCCAAAGTAAAGTGACGGACGGCACCGGGAATACCCTATCGGGCAATTCGCTACAGAGCCAAGCGCAAGGCTCAGCGACAAATTCGACGACGGGCTCAGTCACTATCTACGCGTTCGATTGCGTTCAGCGGATCGAACACGTACGCGAGCTGGTGACGACGCGCCATCCCATTCAAACCAGCGCGTCTTCGCCCGTCTCCTCGATCAGTGACCACGCGTATCAACAGATCCCGCGCATCACTCTCGAAATTGGGGTAAGCGACGCAATGGCGAGCTACTACGCGAACACTTGGACGGGCGCGCGCTCGAAGAGCATCTCAGCCTATGAGACGCTGATCGATCTTCTCGAACAGCGCACGCTTGTAACGCTGACAACGCGTCTTGCGACTTATTCGAACGTCATCGTCAAATCTGTGAATGCGCCCGACGACGTGAAGACGCTTCATGGCTTGCGCGCGACTATCGTCTTCGAGCAGATGTTCCTCGCGAGCGCGACGGCGGTCGGCTCGACCTTCATTGCTTCGAGCGATGACAGCAACAGCGCTACAGCGGTATCGGCTCGGCCGAACGCGACGGACTCGACGCCGAGCGGGGCTGTGCAATCCGTTACGCCCTCGGCGGCACTGACTCAGCAGAATAACATCACGTCGACGAACTACGCGACGCTACCGAGTTTCCCGTCCGTACCTGGGGCGGGAAACTGGTCGAGCTCGAACGTCGGCCAGCTCGGACAGCTCTAAAATGCCAGCGCAAATCGTTCCTCTTACGAACCAGCCGAACCAAGGTCTTGTCGTCGCGCTCGCTATCGACGCGGGAACGACGACGCTGCAGCTCGACATAAGCTACTCCGAGATCGCTCAGTACTGGCTGATGGCGATCAGTGACAGGAACGGGAACTTGCTCGTCGACTCCATTCCCATGTTGACGGGTTACTATCCGGCGGCGAATCTGCTCTGCCAGTTCGTGTACTTGGGGATCGGCTCGGCCTACATTCTGAATGCGTCGGGCGTCGCGATGGACTACCCGAACTCGACAAATCTTGGGACTGACTTTCTCCTGCTATGGGATGACACCCCCGGCTACGTCTCCCTGGCGGCTGCGGCGTGAGCGCGACGGTCCCTTACTTCGGCAAGGCTTGGAAGCTCACAGTCACCCCGCAAGCGACGGGCGAAGAGTGGACCGTCTCAGCGTCGCAATGGGAGCCCGAAGCCTTACGCTGTACGTTTCGCATCGAGCAGCTTCCCCTCGCGCGCTGGTGGACCGCCGATATCGTCATCACAAACTTTCTGCCAGCGCTGGCGCCGACGATCAAAGCGGGCGACGCCGTAAGCGTCACTGCGGGTTATCAGAACCCCGGCTCGGGCGTGATCTTTCAAGGCGTAGTCTTTCAGCCGCTCTGGGAGCGCGCCAATGAGACTGACTACACGCTGACGCTTCATTGTCTCGTCGGACTCTGGGATCAGAACGGACCGACTGTCTCGACCGTCATTCCCGCGAATCTGAGCCCGGCGAACGCCGTCGCGCTCGTCGCCCAGGCGGGCGGCGTTCCGATTGACTATATCGATCCTAGCTTAGCGAGCGCGCCAGCCAATCCGCGCGGGACTTCATTCGCTGGACCCGCGTCGCTCTACTTCGCGCAGACCGCCGCCACGAACGCTATGAATTTCTGGATGAGTTGGAAGGGCGTCGTCATTCGTTCGCTCGCCCCGCAGGGCTCGACGCCCGATGTCATCTACGCACCGCCGTATGCGCCCGCGACGGCGGCTTCAGGCGCGACGAAGTACACCTTGATCGGCACACCCGAACAAGTCGAAGACGGGCTCATGTTTCGCGTCCTACTCGACTATGGAGCTTCGCTCGGCCAGCTCGTGCAAATCTCGTCGGCCGTTTTTAAGAAACTCGCGCTCTATCCAGGTCAAAAGGTGTTCATCGATCCAGACGGCATCTATGTCGTCGTCGGGATCACGCATCGCGGCGATACGCGCGGCAATGAATGGTACACGGAGATTCACGGCGCGACGCGCGCGCTCGCCAAGATGAACGCGGTTATGGCTTTCTAACATGGACACCCCGTCTTATACCCCGTCGCTGCAAACCCGTCTGGGCGATTCGTTCTCGCAGTGGACCGCCGCCTTTCGCGCTTTCGCGCGCGGCCTCCGCGTTGCTATGCCAGGCGTGATTCAGAGCTTCAACGCGACGCAGCAAACCGCTATCGTGCAACTCGCGCTGACCGATCAGGTTCTTCAAGCGGGCGCGCTCGTGACCATCACGCTTCCCGAGCTCGTCGACGTGCCAGTAGTGCTACCGCGCGGCGGCGGCTTCACTTTGACGATGCCTCTTTCACTGGGGGATGAGTGTCTCGTCGTCTTCGGCGATATGGACATCGGCGCGTGGTGGCAATCGGGCGGGGTCGGAAATAACCAGATTCATTTACGGCGGCACTCGCTCGCCGATGGGTTTTGCATTCCGGGACCGTGGAGTCAGCCGCGCGTACTTTCAAATTACTCGACGAGCTCGGCGCAGCTTCGCAGTGAAGACGGGACCGTCGTCGTCGACGTCGCCGGCAGCCAGATTACGCTCACCGCGCCGACTGTCACTGTCGCCGGCAGCTCGGCGGTGAACATCACGGGCGGTCACTGTTCTATTGACGGCAGAACTTTCCTCACGCATACGCACTCAGGCGTGTCGAGCGGCAGCGGCGATAGCGGTCCCGTCGTTTAGGAACTTATGGCAACCATCACAGTACGCGCGCTGAGTGCGACGGGCGATCCGCTCTACGGCAATAGCCAGGGAAACTTTCTCACTGACATCGACGCCGTAGCGCAGATCATCGGCACCCGGTTGAAGCTGCTGCAAGGCGAGTGGTGGGAAAACGTCAACGCCGGCACGCCGCTCTTTCAATCGATCTTGGGCGTCAGTGGCGCGGGCGGTCAGCCCGACACCGTGGCGCTCTTGCTGAAGCAAAGAATTCTCGGCGCTCCCTATGTGCTGAGCGTCTCGAATCTGACGACGAGCTACAACTCGACGACGCGCGCCTTCTCCTTTTCCTGCCAGGTGCAGACGCAGTTTGGAACTCTCACAGTGACGAACCAACCGACGCCGCCGAGCGCGGCTTTGTCTTAACGCGAAAGAACACTCATGAGCTACTCACCCCCGTCTCTTGGCCCGGCTGGTCTGACCGTTCCGCAATACAACGACATCCTCGCCGATCTGATCGCGCAGTATCAAACCGCCTACGGTCAGAACGCGTATCTGGGCGTCGACACCGCCGACTATCAGTGGATCTCGGCCGTCTCCGCCAAATGCGCGGACACGATGTCTTGCTGCCAGCTCGCCTATAACGGGCGCTCGCCGGGGACGGCGATTGGCGCGGCGCTCGACAATATCGCCAAGGTGAACGGTATCGCGCGTAAGGCTCCCATCGCTTCGACGGCTGTCGTTACGCTGGTTGGCACTCCGAACGCCGTCATCAATAACGGCGTGATTCAGGACGCGAATAGCTATCTCTGGAACCTTCCCGCGCAAGTCACCATCGCCTCGGGTGGAACGATCAGCGTTACGGCGACGTGTCAAACGCTGGGTGCGATTCCTGCGAACGCGAACACGATCACGGTGATCGCGACGCCGACGAGCGGCTGGACAAGCGTCACGAATCCCGCCCCCGCGGTCAACGGCGAGCCGGTCGAGCTTGACTCACAATTTCGCGCGCGCCAGGCGCTTTCCGTCGCACTGCCCAGCCTTACGATGCGCGCCACAGTCACCGCCGCTATCGCCGCGACTGCGGGCGTTACGCGCTACAACATCCTCGAAAACTATTTTGGCTTCACCGCCTCCTTTGGAACCTGCAACACGTCGGGAACGGCGCTCACCATCGTTAGCGGTTATCCGCTCGACGCGACCGATGTCGGCCAGGCCATCGAAATCGGAGCGACGAGCTACACCATCGCGACCGTTACGAGTGGTACGGCTGGGACGCTCACGACCTCTGCGGGAACGCAGACGGGCGCTTCTTTCTACATAGGGGATGGGATCAATCTAGGACCGCAGCATTCTCTTACGTGCGTCGTAGAGGGTGGGACAAATGCGGCCGTCGCGCAAACGATCTATGGCGCGCGCGGCATCGGCTGTTACACCAACGGAACGACGAGCGTCACTGTCACCGACCCTTATACAGCGGTCACAATGCCGATCCGCTTCAGCTTGCCTTCGTACGTTCAGCCCTACGTCAGTCTCTCGATTCACTCGCTCGCGAACTATACGACCTCGACGACGACGGCGATTCAGACGGCCATCGTGAACTATCTCAACTCGCTGCAAATCGGCGAGACTATCGTTCTGAGCGAGCTCTACGGCGCCGCTCTCACCGTTCGGCCGAATCCCGACGCGCCGATGTTCTCGATCCGCGCGCTCACGCTCGGCACCACGGCCTCTCCCACGGGAACGAGCGATCTGGCGATGACCTACAACCAGGTCTCGCAAGGCGTCTCGGCGAACGTCGTCATCACGCTGGTTTAACCAAATGAGCTCTACACCTCAGAGTTTCGGCTTCGGCACAGATGGCTTCGGCTATGGCGGCTTTGGTATGGAGTGGGGCCAAGGCCCGATTCCGTTTTACTACCTGTCGCTGCTGACGTCTCAGTACCAAAGCTCGTCGCCGAACTTTCTTTCCTGGCTGACTGCCCCGCTTCTCATCATGGACGGGGTAACGCAGTGCCTCGCCAATTTCGACGCGGCTTTCGATCTCGACATCGCGGTCGGTCCGCAGCTCGACGTTCTTGGCCAGCTCATCGGCCAATCGCGGACCGTGGGATTTCAACCGAGCGATAGCGTCTCGCCGACTCTCACCGATCCGACTTACCTTCTCCTTCTCAGAGCACGCGTCGCGCAGAATTCCTGGGACGGCACCATTGACTCACTGCAAGGGATCTGGCAGACGCTCTTTCCCGGCGGCACGATTGCGATTGAAGACTCGCAGAACATGACGGCGACGATCCTTCTGACGGGCGCGTTTAGCAGCATTCTTCAGGACCTCATCACCAACGGCTATATCGTTCCGAGACCAGCGGGCGTTCAGTACACCTACAACTTCAGCACTCTTCCCGCGTTCGGCTTCGACGTCTCGAACGCCTACATCGCAGGCTTCGACGTCGGTCATTTCTAAGCGCGTGCCGCCCAGTATTCTATGAGAGCTTCGGATTGTTTGCGCTTGGTGGCTTCGCTCCGAGGGATTCCTGTCCTTCGCCGATTCGCCTCAGCGACCTCCGGAATCTTTCGGCCTTTACTTTTCTCGCCTATTCGACGACGAGTCTCCAGTGAGCAGGGGCGATTGCGCATCTTTTCTTTGAACGCCTCAGATCGGGACTTGCCGCGTGAACCCGCGCTTATGTTGGCCTTCCACTCGTCAGAGTGTTTTTTGCCGATCTGAGACACCCGGCGTTTTTCGACCCTTTCACGAGACTGCTTTCGGCCTGTATGAATGCGCGACAAGAGGTCCTTGGTTTCCTGTGAGTGCTTTCCATAAGACCCGCCGGGCATTATGTTGTAATTCCGCCGAGACATCGCATCGCAGCTCTGGATGAGCTGAACCTCTAACTGGTCCAGCTCATCTCTTGATCCGGCTTGCGTCAACTCTTCAATAGAGAAGACGCCGATACCGTACTTTCTGATCGCCGCGTAGAGCTTCCGGCACTTTCCGTCCAGCTTGCTGTGGCAGGCGTGCTCGGCGAGACGAAAGCCAAGCGTGCGGGTTGTTTGGCCGATGTATATACCGCCCGTCAAGGCGTTGCGCATTCGGTAAACGATCCCGTAAAGCTCCATCTCTGAACATAGGATGACTCTCGGACATCAATGTTTGCAAGGGTTAGAAGTACCTTGAGAGTCACGGTACTAAGAAGTAAAAGTAAGGCAATAGGAGAACTCAAAACATGCCCTCAGGCAGCACCAACATTCAACAGTGGAACCCCACGGCTGCGAATCAAGAAAGCGATACGGCGTACACCGCCGACACGCTTCGCTCGGGCGGCGCCGTAGACCCGTCGGTGTTTCCTAGCATCACCGCGAACAAGCTCTTCTATCAGCTTTCAACGTTCATCGTCGCCCTAGCGAACGCGCTCGCCGCGAAGGGCTACGTCGTCAGCGATGCGAACGTGACGACGCTCGCGGGAGTACTCGCGAACATCATCACCCAGACCGATCTCAGCGCGGCGCTCGCGCTCTATGCGACGTTAGCAAGTCCCGCCTTAACGGGAGCTCCGACGACGACGACGCTGGCGACGACGGCGCTGGATGCGAACGGCGCTAGCATTCGGATCGAGAACGGCGGCAACCCCGCCGCGCTGCTACGCAATGACGGCACGTCATTCTCTGTATTGACAACGCCAGCGGGCTCGCCGGGGTACAACACTTTACGCCCGTTCTTTTTTAATCTGCTGTCGGGCTTGGTCAGCATCGACAATACGGGCGCGGGTATCTCGCTCGGCGGGGCCGCGCCCATCGCCAACGCGGTCACCGTTCCGACTCCTTCCTCGACTGACAACAGCCTTCGCGCCGCGAACACGAACTGGATTCAAACGCTATTCGCGCCTCTCGCTAACGCGAATCTGACAGGCAGCGTAGTCATAGAGGGTGCAAGCCCCACGACGCAAGCCTTCGGAGTAGGAAACGGCTACGCTGATTTTGCGGCCGGCGCGATTGGGAACTTTCGAACCGGAGGCGGCTCGTCGAGCGATAACAGCACGAACCTACCGAACACAGCCTGGGTGCAAACGAACTTTCCAAACCTGGCGACCGCTTTCTTGAATTCGCTCACCGGGCTTCCCGGCTATCAAAAGTTTCCGGGTGGCTTGGTTTTGCAATGGGGCGAGACAGCCTGCGCGGGCAGCAGTAGCGGCGACACCGTTACGTACGGAATTAGCTTTCCGACGACGTGCATGTGCGTGGTGGGCTGCGACGGCGGCGTAAACGCCAACGTCGTCGCGTGCTCGGTCTCGGGCGGGACCAGCTTCAAAGCGTATTGCAAAGCGAACGGCGGGACGTGGGCGGCAACAGGCGTGCACTGGATCGCCATCGGCTACTAAAATGTCAAACACCATCACACCCAATCTTGGACTTGAAATTCCGGCCTACGGCGATCCGAACTGGAACAACCCTTTTACCGTCGACATGAATCTGATCGACGCTGCGGTCGGCACTCTGCAGACCACCGTCGCGGGCATGGGCGGCGGCGGGACGCCCGCCGGGAACTGGACGAGGTATCAACTCACTTCGAGCGGTTCGAATTGGCTCGTTAACGGGGTAGTCGTAGCCGCTCGCTCCTCGAGCGTGAACCCGCAACAGATCGCGCTCTTCACCGCGCCCGCGTTGACGATCTTTCACGCCGTCATGCTCATCCATACCGCGTCGTTCGTCGGCGCGTCTGATTGTACTGTCTCGCTCGGCACCGCCGCCATTCCCGACTCGCTTATGATCGTCTCCGGAGACACGTTCGATATCGCTCAGGCTCCCGCCGCGACTCACTTTTATTTGGCGGGCGGCGCGCGCATGCTCTCCACGTCGGCCACCGCGATCATTGCCCAGGTCGGCATCCCCAGCGGGTCCTATCCTATCGTCGTCACTGCCGGGACTCTCGATATCTTCGTTCTCTGCTCGACCCTTCCCCCACTCTAATCTCATGAATTCCTTTAACGGTTGGACGGACGCCTGGGTCCCCGTCGCAACTTACTATCTCGATCCCGTCAACGGCAATGACTCGCACGCGGGAACTTCGCCGACGCTCGCCTGGGCGACGTACGCCAAAGCCGAGCAACAGGCGTTGACGCCGGGTCAGTCGATAGCGAAGAAGATCAGCGGGAACTGGATTCTCTTCAAAAGTTACTCGAAGATTGCGCGCTCGCAAATGGTCATGGGCTACTATCAGCAGTTCACGCCCATTCCCACGTCGGCGCTCGACTTCAGCGCGTTGACCCATATCTCACATGATCATGTTGAACCGCTCGCCAGTGGCGCGCTGAACTTCGCCGCCAACGGTCTAGCGATGACGGCTGCGAACTCGACCGCTCTGATTAACGCCGCGCACGCTGCCGGCGTCAAAGTGATTCTGAGCTTCGCCGACGTCTTCGATACGACCGGGACGGCTTTCATCAACGCTGTTACAAACAACCTGAATACGCTCGTCGCCAACATCGTCGAGACAGTCGTCTCGCGCGGCTACGATGGCGTCGACATCGATTGGGAACAAGGGATGACGACGGCCGGCGTCATCGCTTTGATGACCGCGCTGTACCCAGCGATCAAAGCTGCTAATCCGAACCTTCACGTCGATATGTGCGTGAGCATTCAAAACCCGGCTGGCGCGAACATCATTCAGAGCTGGGCGGCCGTCGCGAACTACACCGACACGATGAACGTCATGTGTTACGACGAGATGTCCGGGGGCAACCTCACCGTATGGCATGACGCCGCGCTCTTCGACGGAAACTTCAACGGCTACTATGGAAACGCGATGCTGTCGGGCTTGCGAATCGTTCGCAGCTTCGTCTTCGCGGGCATGCCCGCAGGGATGCTCTTGTTCGGCATTCCGTTCTATGGCAGGCTCTTCTCTGGCAACGTCGGGACGCCCACCAGCGGACCGCTGACGCCGCGTCAATTCATGACGAGCGCGACGAACCTCGTCAACACCTACTGCGCGTACGGAACGCCCTCTATCTCGTCGTCGTCGTCTTCCGTCGTCATCCCGGCGACAACGCAACAAGTCTCGGCCTTCTATAACGCCGCCGACGATTTGTGGGATGCGGTTGCCCAAGTTCCTTATCTATCGCTGCTGAACGGGACGCCCGCCGACAACATGTATTTGACCTATGACGATTCGGCGTCAGTCACTGCGAAGGTTCAATGGATGCTGTCCAAGGGACTCGCCGGAATTGCCGCCTGGGAGCTGACGCTCGATTACTACCCGAGTCGCTCTATCGTGAGTCCGCTGCTCGACGCCGTGAAATGCGCGTGTCCTAAGATCGCGCTGGCAGCCGGAGCGACGCCGAGCGCGCCTTCGACTCTCACCGCGCAAGGCGTTTCGACGACGGCCGTTCCTCTCGAATGGTCCCCGGTGGCCACCGCGACCGGCTACAACGTTCTGCGCTCTTCGACGAGCGGATCCGGCTATACAATTCTCGCCACGGTCACAGGTCCCAGCTACACCGACGCCAGCGTGACAAGTGGATCCACTTATTACTACGTCGTCGCCGCGATCAACAATGGAACGATCGGCGCGAACTCTTCGCAGCTCACCGTCGTAGCGAGCGCGGGATCTCCCCCTGCAGCTCCCACCGCGCTCGCCGCTTCGAGCGTCACTCCGACGACGACGGTCAACGTCGAGCAAGTCACTCTGACGTGGAGCGGCTCGGCCGCGAGCTATCTCGTCAAGCGGTCGACGATGATCAGTGGAAGCTGCTATGTCGTCATCGCCACAACGACGAGCGCGAGTTACACCGATAACTCGCTTGCGCCAGGGATCACTTACTACTATGTCGTGACCGCCGTCGTCGCTGGAATTGAAAGCGCGAACTCGTCGCAAGTCACCGTCACCGCGCCCGCGTACGTCCCGGCGAATCTTCTCACCTCACCGACCGATATCACCAACGGCGCTTGGAGCGTCTCGGCGGGCGCGACGGCCGCGAGCGCGACGACCATCACCATTTCGTCAGGCCAGACTCTCGTCAGCGCGCTTCAGCAAGTCGGTATCGTCGTCTCTCCGAACGTCGAGTACATTGCGACTCTCACCATGATCCCGACGATTGGCGGCTGGTGTACTCTCAGCGTCTACGCGCCCGGCTGGACGCCGATCCCCGCCTCGCTGGGTCAGTGGTGCGCTGCCGGCGTCCCTAGCTCGTTTAGTGTGCCGTTTAACACGACGACAAATCCGACCGTGATTTTTGAATTCGATTGTCCCGCCGTCATGGCGGGCGCGACGGTTACCGTGAGCGGGCTGGGGATCAGTATCCAACTGCCCGGCGCTCAGAATCTGCTCGGCTCGCCGAGCGCGATCAACGCCGCCCCTTGGAGCGTCGCCGGCACGGGCGCGTCCGCGAGCGGACCATCGACTCTCGTCTGCGCGACGACGGGCGTCACGTCGATCTCGCAAAACGTCGCTATCGCCCCGAACACGTACTACACCGCGACGATTACGCTCACGAGCTCGGCGGCGGCGGGCTACGCGACGCTGAACTTGTACGCCCCGGGGTATGCGTCAACTATCGCTCATGGCGCGCTCTCGCTCTCGACGAGCGCGCAAACGATTACCGTCTATTTCAACTCGGGGAGCTTCGGCTCGCTGATCTTCGAGCTCGATCTGGATGCGGCGAGCGCGCTCGATACGCTCACGGTGGCCAATCTCAATCTTTCCCTGACACCCGCCTGGGTCCAGGCTTGGTAGACCGAATGATGACGACACTTTCGCCGTTCGATTGGTCGCAAATCCCGCTACGCATGACGGAGGGGATCGGTGCCTACTTCGCCATCGTCAAGTTGTACGGCTGGGTGGCGCACAAGGGCGCCCGCTTCTGGGCGATGCCCGACCAGATCGAGAAGCTCGCGAAACAAGCCTCCGATATCGTACGCGCCGACATCGCGGCGGTGAGTGACCGCGTGTACCTACTCGACGGGGGAAACAAGCTCATACAGCAGGCGCTCGAAGTTCCCTTCATTGAACTTAACCGGGAAGGACTCGCCGACTTCGTTTCGGTGCATGCTGCGCACCTTCTCGGCCGCGAGCGAGACGACTGCCTCGGTAACAACTGGTGGTCTTCCGTTTATCCGACGCGCGCCGCGAGTCATCATCACCGCGAGGAAATTCGCGAGCGTTGGAAGCAGGCGCTCGCCGAGGGTGGAACGTTCGAAGAAGACGTCCGGCTCTTGAGCAACGGTCCCGGCGCCGGGGCGATTACGATGCGGATCATTCCGATTCGTCCGCCGAAGGGCGGGGGAGTTCTTGGCTGGAAAGTTCTTTTTCCTCGCCAGTTGAGCGTCTTAGAACCCGATGCGCCGCCGCAGCCGATTCGTCGTATTTCCTGACCCCCGTCGCCGCAGCTTGATATATCATCATCCGTCGTTACGGGGTCCGGTGTACGCTTCGATGCGCTTCAAACGCTGATACTCGCGAAACATCGTTTCGCCTTGCAACTGTTGCGCGATCTTCAGTAAAGCGTCTTCGGCGCCGGGGCGTTCGACCGCCAGGCGCGCCAGCGCCAGCAGCACTAATTGACGCTCGCGTTCGTCCTGAAAGTCGAGCCACATTCTATTCAGTGTGGCGCGTTCGAAGAGTTGTCGACGGAAAGAAACGGTACACTGAGGGCACAGCAAGTTTAGCGGTGTGTCGCGCGGTCGTGGCCTCCTTGGCCCTGGAGCTGGTAATGCAGGTCCTCCAGCCGCGCGGTACACTTAGTCGACCCCTTGTGGATTGATGTTTCAAGCCTGCGGGGATCGCGCGTTTGACTCCTCCGTTGACCGATCCCCGCGATCCCCTTCGTCGCCTCACCCTCTCACCCAGCTCATTGCTTCGCGCTCGCTTTCCCCGTCTCGTTCCAATTCTTGCGCCGCTCAGTCAAATCCGGCGATCCTTGGTACTTTTGTAGGGAGTCCTTCAGTACTCGCCAGCTTCGGCCGAATTTTTCCGCGTAAATTTTTCCAGCCTCCGACAGTCGACGGACGTGCGGAACCGGTATGCCTGAAAGGGCGCTCGCTTCCTCCCAGGTGAGCCAGAGCTTCTCCTGCAGCGGAACGCGCTCGCTGCTGATCGACACCACGCCGCGAATCAGCTCCAGAAGGCTTTCGTAGGACCAGCCGCCCGTCTTCAGCGAGACGAGCGCGGCTCCCTTTCCCTGCCCCCAGAGATCGAGGTTGGTTGAGCTCGCCTTCCCTGCCCCGTTCCCTTCCTCATTCCCCGTCTCCGTCTTCTTCATCGCGCTGGGTGGCCGCAGCGCCGCACGCATTTCCTTTTCCCGCTTCAGGCGGTCGACGTCTGCCGTAACAAAGACCCGTGTGCCTTTTTTGCCGGGCCGGGAGGCAAGGGCCGATCCCACCCGCCCGTCCCGAGCCATGCGTTCGAGCGTGGCATCGGCGACTCCTAAGCGTGCGAGCGCCTCTTCTCTTTGCAGCCAGCCTTCCGGCAACGCGCCGTCTTTCAAGACAATCATTCAAAAACCCCCATTTTCAAAAAAATTTCCAATAACTTACAGACCGATCTTTCGGTAGATTGATGGGATTCCTCTTTTTTTGAGGGTATGCAATTCGGTTGCTTCGAGCAATGGCCGGGAGTACCGGTCCGACAGATTTGTCCAATCACCCTGATCGGTTCGCCGCGCTTTATTCCAACAACCGCAGTTGCTCGGGAACGGGCTCCGCGGCGAGCAACAGCAGTTGCTCCGGTTGCGCGCGGTGCAGTTCCCGCCAGAGCATGTAGAGCAGCGGCGCCTCGATCGCGATCGCAAAACTCGGCCGGTGCAGGAAGTGGGCCCGCGCATGGCAACGCCGGCAGAGCGTGACCATCCAGCGGCGCGTCTGCGCGCCCGGTTTGCGGTGATGCACCAGAATTAAGAACTCGGCCAGCTCGCCGCAGGCCTGGCACTGATACTCATCCCGCCGAAGGACGGCTTCCCGTTCGCCGCCGAATTGCTCGCGGTTCAATCGGTCACGCCGCGCGCAGCGCGGGCAATCAACGGCGCCGCCACAACCGCAAAGCAGAGAGATCTGGGTCATGCGAAGCTCACTGATCTTCGTCAGATGCCGTCCCCGCAACTTTTTCGAGAGAGTCGATGGCGTATTGGGTTCTTTGCGTGGAATCGTCCGCGCACACATAGCAGAGCTGGCCTTCTCTGCCGAATCCAGTGACCGTGCCTGCCGCAGGTGTGCGGTTGGTGTCGGTTTTCGTAAGGCGCACTCCCCGCGCTCTGGCCTCACTGGTGAGTCGCACCTTGTCACCGACTTTGATTTTGCTCTCGGCGTCTGTATCGGGTTTCAT